GTCAGTATGTATTCTAACTTTTTCTGCAGGTAAATGATATAAGTGAACTCCGTCAAAGTAGATGAATATATTACCGTCTAGTAATAAATCTACGATAAGGTTTCTTTTGAAAGAACTTATATCTTGATAAGGATTAGGTTCGTAATTTAGAATTAAATTTACTCGTGATTGTCTTATATTTTTAATAATGGGTGTTTGGCCGACTATCTTTCCATCAAAGTCAAAAGGTATTTCAGCAACATCATCAACTATCATATTTACGCCACGATTCACTACTTCTAGTTTCTCATAAGCATCACGATAGTTAGTAACAACTTCACGAGATGAAACTTCTAATCCTTCATCTCTCGAAATAATGTACTGTGCAGGATTTAATTTTTCCTCCACACTTTTATTTCCGCCTGTTAAAAAATCATACCATGCCATGTTTATCTCTTTGAATTTTCACCCATCTTTCTTGTTTCTCTGCCGTTACAAGTTTTGGTTTC